AGGAAGCCAGAAATCTTCTAGCATAGACATGAATTTCTTATCATCACGAACTTCACCAGTGTTTGCATCATAGACCAATTTAGATCTATAACGATTCATTACCTCACGAAGATATTGTTCTGCCTTAACTTTAGGTAGATTACCAACATCAATATAAAATATTCTCCTTTCAGGAGCACGTGACATACGATATATTACCAAAGAATCTTCAATCATTCTTAATTGATTGAGAGCCTTAATACCTTTATGTAACCATGATAATGTAATATGTTTATTACGATCTACAAGTCCTGAAGTACAATAAGTTATTGCATCTTTTGCAATTCTTACTGAACCTTGGACGCCGTTAGTTGGTGTATAACTTTTATTAGTACCTGCAGTAGGATTATACTCAAAATATTCTTCAAGTTCTGGAGTAATTGCAAGTTTATCTTTTTCTGATACTAAATTTGAACCATTTAAATCTTTCTTCTTCATCTGACGCACATACTTAACTTTTAGTGCGTCAATATATCTTAATTCTTGTATTCCAGCATGTGGATCTTTAAGATCAATTACCTTATGATAATATAATCTCCCATCAATATACCAGTTACGGAATATTTCATGGGATTTTGAATCAAAATCTAATAAATCTTTTATATACTTAAACTCATCACGGATAATTCTTTTAATATTATCACCAGCTGGTAAATTTGATAAATCAATCTCTACTGGAGTATCGCTTAAATCAGAAACTATAGCTTCATTTACAACATCCTCAATCGCTTCATCACACTCTGGATGAAGCGACATCTCTCTATATCTCTTAATTAAATCATATTCATTTCTGAACACACCTTCAATATCAACGTACTGACCATAAAAGCCGCTACTGACATAGTAGTCGGATTTATCTGCATCATTTTGCGGTACAGGAGATACCGCTCCTTGTGGCAGGTTATTATCGTCAGCCCCCGCTATGGAGAAACCGAATAATTTAGCCATTTTTTATAATTAACCTATGTTCTATTTATCAAGCTATAACAGGAGTGCCTGTGGCATCCAAAGCTTCCCACCACTGAACTTGGAATTCAACAGAGAATTCTTCGATTACGTTATTGCTATCGTAAGAAAGATCTATACTTGAAACGTTAGTTGGGAATATGCCATGCATATGATATGATCTTAAAATTGGAACACTCTCAGAAGATGAAACTGGAGTATTAGTAGGCCCAACAATTGGAGCACGTCCAAGTTGATAAACATAAGCTTCCTGTTGATAAACTGTAGGATCTACCTCACCAGAGTTATCGGAAACTTTATTAATCATATTCATCCACTTTTCCATAGCATCTCTGATAATAAAATTACTATCATTAATAGCTGTTACTGTCCAAGTGTCAAAACTTCTTTCTCCTGCAATTTTTAATTCCCTTCCTCTAAAAGGAACTGCGATTGGAGTTACAATCGATGCAGGTAAATTAGCACCTTTAACTAAAAAACGTAATCTATCAGATACGTCATTTTGATCAATTGCTAATTCTGGAAAATTGATTTCAACTTCAAAGAAGTTAGGGCGAACACCACCACCAATTAGCTTACTTTTGAAAGTATCTATGGTTCTCGCATTAGCCCCTGTATTTGGGATTAGCTGAGGCATTTTCTTTTTCTCCTGGGTTTATTAAGTGATGGTTAGTTGTTAAACGGTTCCTACTACTTCTTCAAAACTAATACCTGTACGTGTTGCAACGAAGGTTAGTCCGATGAAGTTGATAGAACGTGCTGGTTTGATGAATATATCGGAACGGAATTCATTCGCATCGATAATATCAGCAGTGTTGTTTGTTTCATCACAAACTACTAAGAAGTCTGTGATACCTCTCTTCGCTTGAATATCACGAAGATATGGTTCAACTATATTTACAAAGTTTGCCCTTGTAATATCATCGTTGAACTCAAAGAGTTGTGCTCTTGCAGCTCTTTCGATTGCTTGTTCTATTGTCAAGAACAAACGACGAACATTGATTCTGTCAAACGCAGAAACATAAGAAAGTGCAGTCTTATCACCAAATAATATTATACCTTGACCAGGGAAAGCACAAACTGGGTTGATTCTCTTAGTATAAAGTAAATCTCTTTGAGATTGTGATGGGTTGTATGCAAGTTTAATTGCATTATTTACAACACCTCTATCAGAACCTGCAGGTGAGAACCAAGGATATGAATTTTGTGAGGTTCTTGCCATCATACCTGCAACGTCAGCGTTACAAGGAATATAACGGAACTTATTATTAAACCTATCAAAGATATACTTATAACCTGCATCAATAACTCCATATGAAGATGAAGAAATTTGATTAGCTGTTTTTAGTATATTGGATGTTTGAGTATCACTATTACTTAATGGAACAGTTCCACTCAATACATCAGATTTTGCAGGAGAAACAACTGCAATACAATCCTTTCTATCACCAGCAATAGAGATCAACTTATTAGCCTTACCAACAGTCTCATCTCTAGTTGCAAGACCAGGCCCCATAATTAGATAATTAACTGGATACTCTCTTACATTAGAGAATTCATTGTAACCAGAAATTAAATCACCAAGAGTTGCAGAATATGTTGGTGAATCATACTCACCACCATAATCTTTACCACCTTCTAATGAGTATGTAGATTTACCAATACCAGTAAATGTAACTCCTTGTGCATTTTGACCCCATGCACCAGCAGAAATATTTGCTGCAGTATTTGCACCCGTTAATGGAGTTCCATTTGGTGAAGCACCACCAAATATATACTCTGAATTATTTGCAAGAGAATCTTTCCAGAATACTGGTTGATTAAACTGAGTAGCATCTTCAGCTTTTGATAGATTCTGCCAAGTTTCTAAAATTTGTCCAGAAGTTCCTGATTCTTTTCCACTATCATCAACAACTACAACGTGCATTTCATCAAATCTAGAATTTCTAGCATTTGCATATGCAGAGGTTTGTGGTTTTTGTGCAATACTATTCCAATAAACCGTAGAATTATCAAGACCTAATGTTTGACTATCATACCAGTCACTAATTCCTGTAGGAGACATAGAAGCATTGGTGCTAACACCAGTTACTTTCATGATCTCAGCAGCTGATCCTGCACCTGCGATCTTGAGGTAATCTCCAACATCAATTGCACCAACTGCAGCAACTTGTAAATTAGTATCAGTTGCTGATTCTTGAGCCGCAGCTGTATTTGTTGCACTACCTGCAACAGAAAGAACAACTACATTACTACCATCGTTATGTGAAGCTTCTGAAGTTCCATCAATACCTCTGGTACTAAATCCAACAAATCCAGTTCCCGAAACTATAGTAGCACCAACACCCATAACTTCAGAGTTGATTAATAATAATTGATGTTGTGCAATACCAGTAACATTAGAAAGATATACACCAGTAGCACCAATACCTAATGCAGTACCACCAGCATTATCAATAGACTTGTCAATTGCAACAGTATCTAAAAGTTGAACTGCAGTACTATTTGAAATTGCACCTCTATTAGTTCCAGCAACATCTCTAACAACTGTTAACGCAGCAACACTTGCACCAGGAGCAGCACCAACAATAGTTAATGATCCTGAAGTTTTAAACTCATAAGCACCATTTTTAGTGTAATCAACATTAGTTGTAGTTCCTGAAGCAGATGTATGACTTACAATTTTAACATCAACAGCACTATTACCAATACCAGTAACATATCCAGTTAAATGTCCATCTAAATTAACAGATGTTCCTACACCACCAACATTTGTTCCTCCACCAACTGCTTGAGTTACAGCAGCTCCAACTACAACACCACCAACTTTAATACCAGTTAGTGTTTGATCTGCTTTTGCATCTATTACACAAACTTTAATACCGTTTGCCCATGTGCCTGGATTCTTTGCAGCATAATACCATGTAGTATCTGAAGCTTTAGAATCAAAATATTCATCAGTATTCTTAATCTTTAAATTAGTAAGTGAAGATCCAGCTCCAGTTGTAACCGATGCATTTGCGTTATTTAATGCACTACCATCAGTTCTTACTACTCTAAGTACACCACCATAAGAAAGATATGATGCTGCAGATAACCAATACTCATATTGAGCACTAGTTTCTTGTGGTTCACCAAAAGTATCGACTAAATCCTTTTCGTTTTCTATTAATTCTGGACTTTCAACTGGGCCTTTGACGAATGGCCCCGCAATGGCACCAGTCTGGTCACTCACCCCAGTTATTCCACCTCTAGTTAAGTCAACTTCCTTGACCTTAACACCAGGTGATACTAAACCTAAACCAGCCATCTGATTTCCTCTACGAGTCAGTTTTTATCTAAATTTATTTATTGTTTGCTGGTTTTTCAATTGGGGAAACCATACATGAACATTACCAATCTGGATATTCCCATTTACTAGAAACTTTATTTTTTCTATTTTTGACTATTCTTCTAACAGTACATATCTTACATTCATATGAATATGAGGAAGCTATAGCACCTCTATTCTTTCTTGTTAAATAAAATCCTTCTATTAGATTCTTATCCTCACCACAAATCCTACATTTTCTTTCTTGAAGAAATAAATGTTCCAATTCAAACTGTTCTTCAATATTCATTACAATACTTGTATCACTCCATAACAATCAGGTATCTCATGCATCAATTTACTCTCAATACCCTGTTTAAGTGTTATGGCACTCATGGCACAAGTAGAACATGCACCACCCAATCTTACCTTAACAAAGTTAGTTTCATGTTCTATCTCCACAAACTCTAACCATCCTCCATCTGCTTCGATATAAGGTATAAGTTCTTCTAGAACTTTAATTACATTTTCTTCAGTTAATTCCATCATTATCTTCCTCCATATCTTCAAAATTAACAACCATTAATTCCTCACCCCACTTAACTCCTTCCATCTCTGGATGGGGTGCAGGTATTCTAGTTTTAGGTCTTGGGGGTTTTTTATACTCTTCTTGTAACATACTCATACTCTTCCACATGAATGCGAAAGCAGCACCAGCAGTTGCTGCAAACATTAATCCAAATAATAATCCAGTGAAAAAATTCATTAGTGATATTCCCACATATAACTCATATCACCATATGTAGAATTTATATCTTCTCTATCAGCCTTAGTCCACCTATCTCCTTCATCATCTACAAATTCGTCTTCATCTAATGCAGTAGATATAAAACCAAATGGCGCCATATCTTGTTCTATCTGTTCTTTTTGATCATCATATAATCTCTTTCTTACATCTTGATCTGTTA